CATACATCATTTTTCTATTTTTATAAGACATTTTAAGCTCCCTCTATGTGTATTACCCAAAACTGAGAACCATTTGGTCCATTAACTTGGATATACTGGTCGTTAGCACCAACATAAGCCGTATCCATAGCTGCACCCGCCGCCGTTACTCCAGCGGTAGTTGCTGCATAAGGACCGAGAATTGTTTCATCTCCAGCCGCCATTTTATACTCCTGTTATTGAACAGATAGCATTAGTGTTGGTTACTTGGATCTGTCCTACTTCGTAAGCCCGAATTGTATATTTAATTCCGGGATCCTCGATCGTGTGCGTTTTTAGAGGACTTACTTGTTTCCAAGTGCAAGCTTCTTTAGCTATAACTACTTGCGCACCACCGTCGGTCACGGAATTAGAAGAGATCACTGTCAATCCTAACAACTTTCCTACTACTCCATTTCGAGTAACACTATCAGTATAGAACTGCCCAGCATTTCGCACATTAGCATTACCTAATAAGTGTGCGTAACCAGTTGGGTGAACTAATAAAAATCCGTTCTTGTCTGGGTTGTAGTTGTCAATCGCAATTAAGCTCTTAGCATTTAAGATATCTTGAATTGGATCTCTTAAAGAAATATCTGCATTATCCCACGTTCCTGTAGCTGCTTGAGTATTTCCAGCTTCGGATAAAATCTTGCTAGCAATCTCAGTATCTACTGATTTGGTTACTGCTCTTGCAATCCGTAATAGAGTTCGTGCAATCATAGGAACGTTATTTGTTTTAACATCTTCCCAAGATAATACTCCTTCCATTCCGTGCTTAACATTCCGACCACTTGTTTTAGTCCAAGTTACCTCTCCGTATGGAAAAGCCGCTAGTCTAGGAACTCCCTCAACTGCTGAACCTGTTCCGCCCGTTAAATCTGCTGCCGTTTCTTTGTAGTAAGTTTCAGTCCAAGCGTTGCTGTTCTGAACCATACATAATTGTTTCATCTTATATTCTTGCAAAGCAAACTCTTTTACTATGTGATCAAAGTGCTCCGCTCTAATGTCCGCCATTCCTGTTGAGTCTGCCATTTTACTTTAATACCCTCACTGCGATAACTTCGTTTGTTGCACCCGCTTCCATAGCATAACCAATTACTTCAGAACTGCCGTGTGCACCAGCTTCGTCTGCGTCAGAAATTAAATTAGCTCCGTCACACTTTTGCGGATATCCAAGAGTTGCCGTATTACTACCGTCTACAGTCATATCAAAAATACCATTTGTATATACTGCTACGGTTGTGCTTCCGTCTCCCCCTACTTTCTCTGCTGCAAGAATACCGACCATTAACTCGCCGTCTGCGGTGCTTGCCGCCACTGTCCTATCACCAGACAACTTCATCATAGTCCCTTTTTCTATATTTGTTCCAGCTGAGCCGTCTGCAATAGTAAACCTAATCGGGTCTCCACCATTACCTAACAGCTCAATAATTACTGCTTCATTTGCCATATATATTCACCTATATGGTAGTAAATGAAACATATATTTAATCTTTTCGTAGATTTTGTGCTTTTCCCCAATCCCAACACTCACCACAAATTGATTGTTTATCTCTTTCTGTTCCTAATGCGAACTTCCTTTTCTGATTACATTTAACACATTCTTTAACTACTAAAGCCATAGCCATCTTATAAATCTACGCCAGCACTAGCCATAATTTCTTTTGCTTCTCTCTCTATTTTCTCGTCTTTAGTTTCGGTTTTAGGCACTTGCCCAGCAAGACCGCCACCACTAACTAAATTAGTCGCTGCTAACTCCTCAGCACGAGCAAGATTTTCTTTCATAATTGCGTTCTGCTTCTCTAACGCTGAAAGAACTTCTTTAGCCTCTTCCAGAGGCTTTCTCTCTCCAACATCTTCTTTACGTGTTTCTTCCGTTTTAACTTCTTCTTTTGGCATTTCTTCATTTTCCATTCTCCTCACCTTCTTTTATTTTTTCCATTTGTTTTTAAATATAAAACAAGCTCATTAAATGCTGTCGTATTCTGCTTCATTCTGCTCTCCATACGAAACATAAACCACGCTAACACAATCCCTAACACCCCTTGATTAATTAACTGCGTTGGATCTATCATCTCCTACCTCTTAATGCAGAACTTTTTTCTAAAGTCTCTGCTTCTTTACGAAGTCTTTTAATTTCTTTTTCTAAATCTTTCTGTTGCTTTTGCATAAGTTTTAAAATCTGCGATTTCATTTGTCCTATATTAAAAATAGAAGTTTTTTGATTTAACTTTCCAGCTTGAACAGTATCAAACTGGTCTAAGAAATCTGACTGTTCATCTATTTGCTGAGAAACATTTTCAGCAAACTCAGCAATTTCTAAAGCTTCTGTATAATCCCCTAAGTATTTTCCATTCCTCATAGATGTTGCCATAGAAAACTGTAATCCACCAATGTTATCTGTATTGTCGTCAGAAACCTGTCCTCTCATAAATAAAGCATTTTGAGCAAACCCGTAAATACTTCCGACAATCCCTAAAGCTGTTAAACCTACTAAAGTTTTATTCCCTATAATTCTCCGTAATCCCCTTTGGACTAAATCCATAGTTTTGCTATTCCACACAATTCGGCTCTTTCCGCCTTCTATTACATAATGCCTTGAAAGAAAACCAGCCGAAGTTTTCATAGCTTCTTTATTTACCATTGAAAACGGTTTGCTTAATAAATTGGCTCCTGATTGAGCTATTCTTTGAACTCCTGTAACTACTGCTGGAGTAATCGCTGCTACTCCACCAGCTGCTGAAACCACTCCCGCTCCTATCGCTGCAGCTCCAACTCCTAAACCCGCCACTCCAACTTGAGCTAACTCTTTAGGAGTTGCTTCCCTTTCAAATCCACTTACATCTGAAAACTCTCCTGTTTTAAGAGTTTGTCCTAACCTATCGAAAAAGCTTTCTTCTTCAATAGGTTGTCCTGGTTCAATTACATTAGGTTGAAGTGGTTGAATTGGTTGTTCTTGCTGAGCTGCTTCTGATTGAACATCTAATTCCGATAACTGCTGAGCAGTTTCAGCTCCTCTCTGTTTCTGTCTAGTTCTCAATTCTTCTCTTCTAATATCTGCTGGATTAACATCTTTTCCACCAGCTCTTAATCTTTCTCTTGCAGCTTGAAAACTCTTTTGCTTTTCTGAACGAAATTCAGGAGCTATTAAATCTCTAGGAGTTCCTGGTGCAACTGGAGTTCTTTTAGGTTTAAACTCTTTTGTAGGTTTACCTTTAACATTAGTGCTTTTTTTACCACCACCAATACCTTGAGTTCTTCCTGTAAAAGGGTTCTTTACTACAGTCCTTGTTGGTTTTTTCTTTTTTTTAGCCATTTACTGCACCCCCACATTTGTAATTGCTGTATCCTCAGGCGTAGAAGTTTGCATAGTCTCCGCTTTTCTGTCCTCTGCTAAGATTTCATTCTTAAGACTTGCTGGGAATTCTAAATCTATTTCTAAATTTAATTGAGAGAGAACTTGCTCTTCTACGAAAAGCTGTTCTTCTTCTATAATCTGTTCAAAAGCAAGGTAAGCAATTTTTGCAGAAGCTTCAGTAAATTCAGAACTACCCCCTACGATGATTTGAGGAACTCCTGTCGCTTGAAAGAAATATTGATTTAATTGCTGGATCCAAGGGAGAGGATTTAATGTTGAATTTGGCGCTACACTACTATTCTCTACTTCAACTGCTCCTTTAGGAATATACATATTTTCTCCCTGTGTATGAGCCTTATCAGCTTTAACTTTAAACGCCGCAATCTCCGTCGTGTCATCTGTGTCTAAGTGAAAAATTTTAACTGGAAAAATGTTCCGGTGTAAAAGCTTCTTATAATCCGCCATAGCTTCTTGCCGCATTTTAATAATCTCCTCAACTGCGGGAATTATTGAAACTCCGTGTATTTCGTCTGCCACCCTGTTCCGTGCTAAATGAAACATTTCCTCAGGCTTCCAAGACTTAAAGACATTTCCTTTGCTCCTGTTAATTTGTTCGTATCGTATAACTACTCCCTTTCTATTTGCTACAATACGAATATTCTCAGGAGAAAGCGGTTTAAGATTAACTAAAAAATTTTCCTTATCTCGAACAATCTCGGCGAAAGCGTCTCCGCCTACGTGGTAAGTCCGAACCATATTTTCTAAAATAGTGTTAAAGCTGTCCTTACCCCAGCCTTTTATCGTCGATAAAGTCATCTCTGTAATTTCGTTACTCTTAAATCCTTTCCCAATAGTCCAAGTAGCTTTAGCGTCTATAGCCGCTGCCAACTCAGGAATAGTTTTATAATAACCTAGATAAGTAGTCCAATAAGTATTATCGTAAGTTGTTTCTTTTTGGTCTGCTGGTCCGTCTGTTGATACAGCTGTAACGCTGTAGTCTGTAATTGTATTTTTGAAGTCTCCATAATCGGCACTTCCTATATCTGTTTCTGGCATTTTATTATGTCTCCATTCTATATGGTATTTGAATAACTATTCTTGTTTCTCCAGCTGCAAAACTTACTGGGTCAGCAGCAGTATTACTTGTTGCACTATCAGAAGGGTCTCCTGATATTGCCAACTTAGCAGTGTTAGAAGTAGAGGTCTTAGTCCAACCTTCAATAGTTACCCTTAATTGTTCTCCTTTCTTAATTGTTGTTTGTGGAATTTCTAAATCTAAACTTTGTTGAAAAGCTTCATTTGCAACGGTTGATTTAGTTTCAGTTTGAACAGAAACCAAATCTGTTTCAGTTGCTCCGTCCCACTTTCTTATTTTAATGATCCAGTAAGCGTCTTGGCTTCCAGTATTTATACTTTGCCAACCGAAGAAAGTCATAAAAGCTTGACCCTTAACAACTCTAGGTAATTTAAAAGTAGCAGTATCAAAATCTTCATCTATAACTTTATCAAAAGAAGTGCTAGAAGTAGTTGCAGAAGTTATACAAATAGGCGTCCAACTGCTAGCCACATTTAAAAATTCTGTTATACCAACATTTGAACCTTTGCTAGAACTCTCAATTAATAAATTATTAACCCCCCCATTATCTAAAGTGTGGTGACAATCATAAGAAACATAACCAGTTGCACTAGCTACATTAGTCCAATCAAAATTAACTGTAAAATCTCTCCCCTGTGGGAATATATTTTGTGGTCCGCCTATTGTCATCTTATTACCTCAACGTGCCCGTAAAGAGCACTCTCTAAACCTATATCCATTCCGTTATGAAATACTCTTCCGAGTAACCGACCATATTTCCCCGTTCTGTTTGGTTTGTTGATTTTAATATCGACCACCTTTCCTAATAATCTTTGTTTTAACCACTCTTTGCTCTCTTCCCCACCCTCGCCAAGCTCGGCTGCTGCTACGTTCGCAAACCTTATTTTAGTTGGAAAATCTCTTTCCAACCATTGAACTTTTATAGTGTCTCCGTCGTGAACTTCCACAACTTCGCCACTAAAATCCTCTGTGTGTTGCTTATGCGGAGATAATGCTCCGTGCATTGATAATTGGTTGTCAGTTAATTCAGGCTGTTTCTTAAAATCGTGAGGTTGAAACATCTGAACCCTTTTCTGCACATTTACCTCTGCAATTCTTAAGAACCTTGCAGCTTCTACTTCCCAGTGTTTAGGCATTGTTCATAAAGTCCTGTGTCTTTTTGTCTCTTAAGATTGATAATGCAGCCATAGCTCTATCTCTTAATATTGTAATCATACTTTCCGCTTCTTGTCTTGAAGTAAACCCGCTCATATCATACTGAATAACATAAATTGCTGCTAAGTTGCTTGCTGCTTCTTTCAATAAACCCTTAACATCTACATTTAATCCGCTATAATCATCACTAAAGTTATACCTACACCAACCATTGATAAAACTCTCTACTTGTGTCATAAAATCGTTGATATATGCTTCAACGTTAGAAGTGGAACTTGCATTTGCTCCTACTTTACGCTGAACCTCAGCTGTAGTTGCAAATATTCCTGTGTCTGCCATAAAGAATTACTAAAATAAGTAAATATTTAAACTTTTCTGTCGAAAACCCCAAAAAGCACGGATAATTGCTTCAGTTATGTGCGAATAATTGCCAAAAAGCCTTAATTTCCCGCCAGAATACTCCGCTTGGATAGATTTTAATGATTGAAAGGTATCGTTACACTCCTTGAGCTTCACTTTCCCCTGTTCCATCATCACTTTAAGATTGTTATACAAATCTTCCTTTAATAACTTCTTCCTTTTGTCTCCGTCTTTGCTGATACTCCTCTGAGCGTTGTTGATACCTACAACCTTACGCCTAGTCTGAGTATGAACTAAGAGAGGATCATAAACCCCTACACCTAAACCCCCGTCATCTATGTATATCTTCTTGAAATTGTAAGCACGATCCATAACAAGAATATCCTCTGTAGTCTCTGTTAATAATTGCTTGGTAAATATCTTCTTGTCTATTTCCCAACCAATACCCACTCTGTCTTCTACTGCAAATAATACGCTTTCATCTTTCCCCATACGAGCAACATCTACACCAAGAAATCGTTTATACTTAGAGAAGGAAGAGTTAGAAGATGATAAAGGGCTGGTTAA